CAGCGTCCACTAGTCTTAGTCTTACGAAATATGCCACCTTCCATATCCCTTGTAGATTGGCAATTAGTACAGAATCGCATATTCATTTACATATTCTCTCTTTAGCTTCTTTTAAATTAGAGTTCATTAACCAAGAGACACACTGAGAATCCACAGCAAGGGCAGTAGAACCGTCTGTATAGCCTTTTTTATAGGCTGTCTGTACTTTGTCATTCATCAGGCTAGAAAACAGCCAGATAGCCCCTAAAACAGACAGCCTATAAAAAAGGCTATACAGACGGTTCTACTGCCCTTGCTGTGGATTCTCAGTGTGTCTCTTGGTTAATGAACTCTAATTTAAAAGAAGCTAAAGAGAGAATATGTAAATGAATATGCGATTCTGTACTAATTGCCAATCTACAAGAGATATGGAAGGTGGCATATTTCGTAAGACTAAGACTAGTGGACGCTGGATATGTAAGCCGTGTTCTGAGCATAAGACGGAAAGCATTTATTTAAATCGCTCAGGCAAAGTAGCTGACGTTAAAACTATTATGGAAAAACTATATAGGAAAACAGCATGAACGATAAACAAATACTTCAATGGGCTTTTGATGCCTTGTCCGATGGTTACGAAGGTGGACGATTAAACGATGTACTAACAGTCTTGCGTGACAGACTAACGCAGCCTGAACCGTGGGTTAAAACGTATTCAGGTGGTAAGCCTAACTATACTGAGCCAAAAGAATGGGTTGGACTGACAGATGAGGAAATAGAGCTGTTTTGCGGACAATCTGACAACAGCACATGGAAAGCTATTGAATTAGCTCAATCTAGGTTAAAAAAAAAGAACCTATGAAAATAAATACAGGATGTTGGATGAACGGCTGCAAGTGTTTTGATCCAAATGACGAAGATGGCGTTTGTATTAAAAAAGATCGTGAATGGGTTGGGCTGACTAAAGCAGAGTTTAATGAGGCTACAAACAATCTTGAGGATTTAGAAGATTGCTGGATAGCTATAGAGGCCAAGCTAAAGGAAAAGAACAATGGATGAAATTAACAAGCCAGCACACTATACCGATGGTGGTATTGAAACTATAGATTTCATTGAAGCAAAGAATTTAGGCTTTAATCTTGGTAATGCGATCAAGTACATAAGTAGAGCAGGTAAAAAAGGTAATCGTTTGCAAGATTTACAAAAGGCACAGTGGTATCTGGCAAGAGAAATTAACAATGAAGTAGGTATAGATGGATAAGTTTGCTCAGATAACTACTGACCAGCTTTACTTTCGTGATCCAGAGATAGAACCACCGCCAAGAGGAATGAGTATGTTGCTGCTTAATCCTGGTGGCGTATGCGTAATCGGTGTGTGGTCTGATGAATGTATAGGATGGTGTCCTAAACCTAAAGTACCTAAGACATTGAAAGAAAAAAATGCCAAAAAACAAAATAGATTATGACTGGCAAGCAGTTATAGATGGAAACCGCATAGGAGTAATGAATGTTATAGACGGGATTCGTAGAGGAGAAGTTGATGAGCTTGAACTAGAGAAACTTAACAATTTTGTTATGTTTTCATTAGCATTAATGCAACTATCAGGCCCTACTAAATGGGCACAAGCTAAGTTAAACGCTGAAATGATGCACTATTTAAAGGGAGAATAAATGAGTTGGAATGAAACAGAAATGGACGTTATTAGGTGGTCTGAAGCTCGTGGAATCATACCTAATAGCACATCAATAGCTCAATATCGTAAAGCTCAGGAGGAAATGCATGAACTTCATACAGCACTTATCCAGCGCGACCGTAGATCAATTATTGATGGAATTGGCGACGTTCTTGTATGTCTCATCAATATTGCTGCTCTTGAAAATGTTACCCTAACTAGTTGCTTAAAGTTCTCGTATGAGGAGATTAAAGATCGTCAAGGGTATATGAACTCTGGTGGCATCTTCGTTAAGGAACCTCAATCACCTGCCCCCTGAAGTACACTAACCCTTCGGAGATAACCTCACACAGTTCTGGTGGCATTAATTTACCATTCCAAAATGTCAAAATGGCAAATCCTGACCGCCAGTTCTTAGGGTTATCCTCCGCATAATCAAAGCTAGGATCATCAATATTCGCTAATGTTCCTGTATCTACACCGTATCTGCTTCCATTGTAATCAGTCCACGGAGTTACCTTCAAACTATGCAAGTGACCTGTAACGATAGACGTACCTGATTTCATTGTATTATTGTAAACAGCATGGATACCGTTATGCCACCTGTGTTTAATCATCGTATGCTCATTGACCATTAGCGACGTAGAGAACTTCCATCGTGGGAAGTGATCCGATAGGTTAAAGCCTTGTACACCTTCAAATGCAGTACCTACCTGAGACGCTAGACGCGTGTTAAAGCGCATATCGTGATTGCCCCATGTCCAGTGTAGGACAGCACTCTTAGACGCGCTCTCAACCTCGTTTAGACGGTCGTGACAGGCTTCTAGTTCCTGCTTTACTGTGGGAGTCTGCTGCCAGCCTATAGGGTCATGCCTAGATGCTGATGCACCATCAAATACGTCGCCGTTCATAACGATAAGTTTAGGCTTGAGTTCTTTGATTAGATGAACAAAAGCCTTATGAGCCGTTGATATAATCCCTGGGTAATAGTGACAGTCTGATGCCACCATAATTACACCGTTCTCTAGCTCTGCTCTGGCTCTAACTCCGTTACCAGGATAAGTAATTGAGAAGTTTGCGGTACGTGGATCAGTAGCCTGTAATACTTGGCCTGTTCTTGCCTCTATTTCTCTTCTTCTATTAAAAACTGACCTAACACCAATATCCAATATTGTTGCTATCTTTGATGCTGAACCGTACTTATTCCATAAATCAATAAACTCTTCTTCCGATACTTTCATTTCAATTTACCTTACGAGTAAACTCACCGCACCAGTCCGTTCGTTCAGTTACAGGATAGCAACTGTCGTATTCATCTTCTATTTGAAACAACATTGGAGGATAACGCCGACATATTCCTAATTCGTCTTTAGGCTCAATGTCAAAGAAAGCACATGAAAAACAAGCTGGCATACAGTCATCAGGTATTTTTATAGACATTTGTTTGCTATAACGTATTCAAGTTCTTTTTCAAGCTGCTGGATTCTTAGATTCTTATTAACTATTTCTTCATTCATCAGATTCCAACTAGCTATCGTCTGCTGTACCTCATCTCGACTTAATACTAAATTGCCATCATCATCAAGTGTTGCAGCATATATCATAAATGATATTAATGACAATAATATTATCGAAAGAATACGCATTACTTAGCCTCCGATGTTTTCCTTATTGCTTCATATTGGGAGTAACACTGCTTGAGGGAGATTCTGAGTTCGTCTGCTTCTCTAGCGATCCCGATAAGAACAGCCCCATCCTCTCTGTAAAGCTCTTTTCCGGTACAACCGTTTGTTCCATTGCTGGTAGTCGTGGACACTCCACTACTCTCGGTGCGGTTTGGACGGTGCTGCAAGCTGTTAAGCAAAGCGGTATTACGAGCATTAGCCTCTCTAAGTTCACGGTTCTTATCCTCTCGTAGCTTGTCTGCATTACCTTGCATTACCTGTTCTTTTTCCCGCATTAAAGCAACATTAGCAGCGTATTCCTCAGCTAACTTAGCCTTCTCTTTATCCCATTGAGCTTGCACTTTAGCTTGACCAGCTTCATCACCCTGCCAGTGACCTGCACCATACGCACAGGCCACCGCTAAGACAGTACCAGCTATAAAGTAGGGGTTCATTTAGTAGGAACTTTAGTACCTTCTAGTTTCTTATGAACCTTAATTACTTTGCAGACTTCCTTGCCTTTTTCCTGATGACAGACTTTCTTCATCTCACCACCAGCAAATACAAGATTAACAGTCAGCATCAATAAAGTTATCAGCGCAATTCTCATAATTAAATCTCCGGTTGTGGTGCGGCTGGTGGGGCAGGTTTACCGCCAAATCCCATTGATACAGCAGTCGATAAAGGCTCTAATGTAGGCTCTTGACGTACCACAGTTGTTGTTGTTGTAACTATCGGTTTGATAGGTTGCTCAGTAGCCTGTTTCTCTATGCTTGATGGTGGTGGCACAAATTGAGGCAATGCATCCTTACCCTTTA